ACTCTCTACCTTTAAAAAAGATAGACTGGGAGAGAATGACTGTTGGCCTTTCTTTTTACACTACACTTCTAGCCTACTACAGGTTACTAACCTGACAGCTCACAGCTTTGAGTATAAGTCTACTAGCGAGCTAACAAAGCAGTTAGTAAGTCACTTTGGCTCTTTTGAGCTTATGTTTGCTGCTCACGGTTACAGTATAAAAGACTCTACTAACAAAGTTTTAGACGGTGATGTTTCTTACTGGACTTGGGGAGACAACACCTTATCTATTATTCTTGCTAAAGACAACCACTGGTGGACTTACACTGGTATACATGGAATCAAGCGTATTAAGCGCGTAAGCCCAATTGAGAAAAACTTGCCCTTTTTAGCTAGACCCATAAGGAAAGAACAATGAAATACTATTATAAAGAAAATGAAATTGTAACACCGTTTACAATAGAGTCTAACGAACCTGTGTTTGACATGACTACTATTTCACTTAAAACTCAGAGAGCTTCCCAAGGGTACCAACGCTGGGAGTTAAACTTTTCTACAGTAAGCTCAGGTGGAGACAAAGAGGTTGACTCCTTTTTAACTTCTGTCTTAGACATTAGCACTCTTAGTACCATGGTTATGCCACAACTAGCTGCTGTAGATAAAACTATAACCGCCCAAGGTGAAGTTTTAGTAGCTTCTACCTTTGCTAGTGGAGTTACTGAGGTTAACCTTGATAAAACTACTTCTTTCGGTATACTTCCTAAAGGCTCCTTTTTTAAGTTTAGTAACCACCCAAAGGTTTATGTGACCCTTGTTGAGGTTAACTTAAATGACCTTTCTAACGTTGAGTTGAAGTTTTATCCAAGACTAAAAGTAGCTGTAAGCAATCTTACTTCTATTGTTTACGGCCCTAGCTGTTTGTTTTCTTACTACAGAGAAGTTTCTAACCTTAAAGGTATTACCTTCACAGATGGTGTTATGTCTTCTTCAGGAACAATTAGCTTAGTAGAGGCCCTGTAATGAGAGAGTTTAGTTCAGACGTACTTGCAGCACTAGCTTCTGATAACGTTAGTTACTTTTTTTTAATTGAGTTAGGGTTTTCTACTACTTACAGGTTTACTAGTTTTTCTAGAGACATTGTTTTTGAAGAAAACACTTACATCGCCGATGGAGGTCTCTTTGAGTTTGACTCTCCTAAAAACTCTTCTGTAGTTGACAGAGAAGCCTACAAGGTTATTCTAACAGACTTAACAGACAACCTTTACGCTGAGTTTAAACTTAACGTTGTTGGAAAAGACATTAAGGTTATGGTAGGGTTTTTAGATAGTAACAACGAACCACTACTAGGCGCTAACGACATTGTGTATATTTATAAAGGCTACGTTGACAGTCCTTCTATACAAAACAGCTGGGAAACTAAGCTGGCTGTTCTTGAGGGGTCTTCTCCTATGGCTGACTTAGACCAAGTAAACCTTACTATGGTGTCAGGTGACGGTATGAATCAGTTAGATAGTGGAGACACTTCTTACGATCGTATTTACGATGACGCCGAAATTCAGCTAAAGTGGGGTAAACTATAATGGGCCTTGGGTTTATTTTCCGCGCTATCCTCTTTGTAGCTTCCGTTGTTTACCAACAAGTACAACACAAAAAGTTAAAAGCACAGCAAGACGCTAGAGCAGACGCAGCTAAAGGTCAAAAGATTACTGTTTCAGGTGCAGTAGCACCTCTTCCAGTTGTTTATGGTAAGCAGGCTATTGGTGGTATCCACGTTGACTACAAGGTGCTTAGTAGTGCTACCGGACCTTCAACTCCTAACGCTAGTTTAGTTATACAAAACAACTTAGGCTACACAGTACCAGCTGGAAGTCCTAGTTGGGCTAAGAGAGTAGGTTCTGCTATTTCGACTACCTTTAGTAATAGTGGTCAAAAGAACGAGTTTCTGTTTATTCAGTCTGCCCTATGTCACGGAGGTATCCAAGGGGTTGAGCACCTGTTAGTTAATGGTATTGACTACCGAGGTTATACTGAAGAACAAAGAACAAACAACGCTAAGTTTTCCCACATGTTCTTTAACCACAACTCTGGTGGTACAGCGTGTAGCTTTGCAACTGCTAACGGGTTTCTTTCTACTAACAGGTTTACAGGAGCAGCCTTTTGTTCTTCTGTGTTTAAGTTAAACAGAGACGAGCCTCAGTACTCAGGTATTCCTACACTGCAGTGGTTAGTTAAGGGTATGAAAGTTAGAACTGTAATAAAGTCTGGTTCTACCTACACACTAAATACAACTTACAGCTACACTAACAACTCTGCTTACTGCTTGCTAGACTACCTGTTAAACGAAGAGTACGGTAGAGGGCTTACTGTTGACGAAGTTGACCTTAAGTCTTTTTATGACGCTGCTCAAGTTTGTGACTTAGAAGTAATGTCAAACGCTTTGACAGCAGGTGATGTAAACGAGGCAAAGCCCGTCTATAGCTATTCTGCTCAAGCAGCCTTTCCTAGTTTTGGCGTACAACCTTATCAAGAAGACTTTTTGTACTTAGCTCTTGACACAGGGCTTCTTTATGAGATTACTTCTGTAAGCTCTGGGACTCCTACCTACGCAGAAACAACTGCACCGGGGCGTAGAGACGTTTCCTTGTATGAGTGTAACCTTACACTAGACACAGGTGACTCTATTAGGAATAACATTGAGCGTATTATGGGTACTATGAACCTAGCAGAGTTAGTTTGGACTGGCACTGGTAAGTATAAGCTAATTCTTAACTACCCAGAGAACGCCACACAGTTGGCTGCACTAGTTTCTACTTCCTTTACAGAAGATAACATTATTAGAGAAAGTATTACAGTAAACTTCCCACCTGCTTCTGATAGGTTTAACCAAGTAACAGTTAACTACAGTAACGAACATGAAAACTTTAAGGAAGACTCTCTTTCTTGGCCCAGTAAGACTTCTTCTGTCTACTCTGTTTACTTAGAAGAGGACAACAACCAACCTCTAAACACAAGCTTAACAGGGGATGGTATTACAAACCCTTACCACGCTCAAGCTTTTGCTGAACACATGGTAAGAAGAAGTCGTGGTATTTACACAATTACTTTTGTTTCAAGTAAAGCCGGACTTGTTGTAGAACCCGGCGACGTTATCAGTGTAGACTTACCTACAATGTCTATTAACGAGGAAGTTTTTAAAGTAGAGTCTGTTGAAATCAACGAAGACTTTTCTACAAAAATTTCTGCTTACTACTACAGTGACACTATGCTTGCTTGGAACGTTGACGACGATGTCCCCTATCCAGTAAGACCTACCTTAGACTTTTCTATTGAAGCTCCAAGTAACTTTACCTTTGCTTCCACAGGGGAAGTACTAGGAACAGCTTCAGGAAAACTAACTTGGGACGCTGTTAACAACGCCTCTGTAACAAACTACCTAGTAGAAATTTCTTCTGACGACGGAGCAAGCTGGCAAACCTTAGGTCTTTCTTTTGGTACTAGTTTTGATGTTGTTGGTTTACAAACAGGAGTTTATGACTTTGCTGTTCGAGCTGTTACTATTACAGGGTTTTTATCAGCCAGAGCACTAGTTGAAAATGAGACAATCCAACTTACTACTGTTGGTCAGGTTGCAGTAATTTACGCTGACACAGCAAACGCGGCTACTAACACTCAGTCTTACACAGTAGGAACAAACACTTTCGTTGCTTACTTTCCTTACACAGGAGAACTACCAACCCTACCCGTTACTACTGGTATTACCTTTTCACTGTTTGTTGGTGCTGATGGAGCAACTGGACAAGACGGTACTGTCGGTGTTGATGGTGTAGCAGGGCCTAGAGGTGCTGGTTGGTGGAGGTACACAGACGTTACAAACGCTGCAGCCTACTACGACACGAGCACACAAAGCAGAGTTAACGCTGCGTTTGCTTCTGGTGTTGGTTTAACAGCTATAGAAGGTGATCGTTTTATTATTGCTTGCACCGACTCAGCTATTGCGTTTATTTATAACAGTAGCAACACTTGGGTTACACAGGCAGCGTTTATTGACGGAAACTTACTTGTTGACGGTACTGTTACAGCAGACAAAATAAGCGTAACAAACTTACAAGCAGTTTCAGCTACCATTGGCACGTTTAAGTCTGCCGCAACAGGTGAAAGAGTAGAAATTTCAGATGATTTCATCCGGATTTACGATAGCGACAATACACTAAGAGTTGCTATTGGTGACCTTACCGGAGTATAAAGGAGTATAAAGCTATGACAGTAGGATTTAAATTTTTTAACGCGGATGAGTCTCTAGGGTTAGACTTGTTTTCTAACTTTACTAAGTTAATTTACATTGAGTATTTTGACAGAACTTTTAACGGTACAAGAAACATACCTGACTTTGACGATCAAAGAGGCGTGTTTTCTATTCTTATGACTCACCATAAAGGTACCTATGTTTCGTTTCCAACTACCACAAATGACAGTGGATCTACCTTAGCTGATAACGATGGTAGCTCTGGTGTTATTTATTTTACAACTTGCGATCCTACCTCTCAACCTAACTTAGATTGGAACAACACAAGTAAAATTCTTACACTTTCTCCTAGTACTGGCTCTGATCCCCAACTAGCAGGGGTTGGAGACTACTACATAAGGGCGTACCACTACAAATGACTTACGGTGTAAAACTAATTAACGGTTACGAAGAAGAAACTTTAGGTGGTGACATACTGTACGAAAAGCTAAGAGGAACAAGTATTTCTCAAACTAGCCGCCCTATTACCAGCAATATTAACAGTTTTAACAGAACTTCACCTGGAATTGGTGAATACGGATCGAGCCGCGATCAAAGCTTTAGAGGTGTCGGCGGCCTTGGGTTTTTAGCTAATATCCCTGCCAGCCAAGCCTTAAATTTGAATCCCCACTACGTAGCAACAGCCTTTGAAAAACAAACTGGAGGAAACCAATTTTGGGACCACCCTATTCCTCTAACTAGCAACTACGAAGATATGATTTTTATTAAACCGGGGACCCTTGGTGTTTACTACGGTATGCAGTGGGCAGCAAACATTTCTAGTTTTACTAACGGTATTAGTGCTATGTACATGAACACTAGTTTTACACAGCAGTTTGACTACGTAATTGCTACAACTACACCAGACCAAGGTGCAGGTAGCTACGGAATGAAACTTTACGATGCTGCTGGTAATAAAGAGTTTGACTCAAGAAACAAAATGTTTCCTATTAAAGACTCTTTTCTTGTTACTAAAGCACAGTTTACAAACATACTAGTTACAGGTACACCTTTAGACTTAACACTTAGACAAGCAATTCCTGACGCTTTTGTTTCTATTCCTCTTTGGGCAAACTACAGGTGGGCTAGAGGAAACAACGTTTTTGGAGGACCCTCTGTAAGCGAAACTATTTTACTTACTCAAACAAGCAGCACAAACTTAAGACTCTCTAAAAACGTAATAGGGAATACAACCTACAACGAAGGAAACGCCTTTTTTAAATACTCCCACGACGCTTTTATTATTGTAGGCGGCTAAAAAAGAAACTTTACATAAGGAAATACAAAATGGCGGCAGCGCTTTTTACCGTGCTAGCCCCCCTTATTGGCGATATTGTTAACAGGGTTTTACCTGCTGACGCTAATAAAGCAGGGGAAATTGAAAGAGAAATTAGGCTTAGCCTACTAGAAAACGAAGAAAAACTTGAAAACATGCGAGGGCAAATTGTCTTGGCAGAAGCTAACTCAGGAAGTTGGCTAACTTCCACTTGGCGACCACTACTAATGATGATTATTGTTTCTATTATTGCGCTAAACTACCTAATTTTTCCACTAATAAGTCTTACTTTAGGAGTTCCTTTAGAAATTGACCTTCCTTCAGAACTCTGGACACTACTAAACATTGGTGTTGGTGGTTACGTTGTAGGTCGCTCTGGTGAGAAAATTACAGAGACTATTACAGGAAGATAAGAATGAAACTAAAAAACTTTTATAGGAAAACAGTAATGAAACTAAGTAACTTAAAACTATCAAACCTATTCTCAAAAACTCCAACAAAACAAAGTAAACAACTTAAAGCCTACAACCTTGCTAGAACCTTTATTGGTATGAAGGAAGTTGTTGGTACTGTTCACAACGAAGAAATTGTTAAAATGTTTGCTGAAGTTGGCCACAGTTGGGTTAAAGACGATGAAACCGCTTGGTGCGCTTCTTTTATTGGAGCTATGTTTGAAAGAACTGGCACCACAAGCACTAGACGTTTAGACGCAAGGTCTTACTTAAAGTTTGGTGTTCCTGTAAGTGAACCTGACGCAAAAGAAGGTGACGTTGTTATCTTTTGGCGTGTAGCAAAAGACAGTTGGCAAGGCCACGTTGGCTTCTTTATTCGGTACACTTCAGGTGGTGACATTGTAGTACTTGGTGGTAACCAGTCTAACCAAGTCAGTGAAGCTGTCTATAAGCACAGTCGTCTTTTAGGCTTTACTCGGGCTGAGTAATAAATACTCCCGACTAATGATACAGCATCAAACTAAGGACAGGTGAAAACCTGACAGTCCTAAACTTTAGGGCCTCTAGTACTGCTAGAGGTCCTTCAAACTTAACAAAAATAAATACTCCCGACTAATGATAAGGGTGCTACAAACGGTGTCGCTTGTCTTTAGTACTATACTTATTTTACTATAAGTAACTATAGTTATAAAGATAAAAAAAAAAAGCATAAAATTTAGAAAGGTTGTCCTAATGAGTAAAGTTAGAACCCCCGGTTCTCCTGTTACAAAAAGTGTAGGTGATCCTTCAGACTCTTACTTAACACTTCTCCCTATGTGGAAAAAATCAAGAGCTATACTACAAGGTGAAACTTATGCTAAAAGCCACGATGAGTTTGTAAGCTTTGATGGTTCAAACCTACTTATACCTTTTTCTCCTACTATGTCTCAAGCTCAGTTTGAGTTTTATAAACATGAAGCAGAACTACCGGGGTTAACCTCTCAGTACTGTAGAGTTCTTATTAGTGCTCTACTTAGGAAAAAGTCTCAGTTAAAACTACCAGACGAGCTAGGTGACGAAGCACTAGAGTGGATTGAAAAAGACTTTACTTTAGACGGTCAAAGCTTGTTTAACTTTCTTGATAACGTTATTTGGGAAGAACTTCAAACTTCAAGAGCTTGGATTTTTGTTGACTACCCTGACGTTTCAGACGTTGAACTAGAAGCTATGTCTGATGTAGAAAAAGAAAAAATTAAGCCTTATCCTACTGTTGCTACAGCTGAGAGTGTAATTAACTACCAAGTAAAAACTCACCCAGTTACTAAAGCAAAAACTCTGTCTAGGTTTGTTACTAGGTACCTCACAGAAACTTACGAGGCAGATAACCCTTGGCACCCAACTTACGTTGATACGGTTGCAGACCACTACTTAGATGAAGCTGGCTTTTTTGTTATTGACTTATACAAGCTAAACTCTGTTGCTAGTGACGTTGAAGTTAACAACGGTACAGTTACTAAAGACTACAAAGATAAGTCTTCCTTAGCCTTTGAAAAGTATGCTACAATCCTACCTCAAATGTTTGGTAAACGTATTTCTAGAATTCCTGCGTGGCCACTAAACGGTCAAGTTGAACCTATTGAACCTATACTTATGCCACTTATTGATAGAGAGGTCTCTCTCTACAACAAAGTGTCTCGTAGAAACCACTTACTCTACGGAGCAGCAACTTACACTCCTATTGTTAAGTCAAGCATGACGGATGACGAGTTTAACACGTTAGTTAGCGCTGGTTTAGGTTCTTGGTTAAGAGTTCGTGAAGGTGAAGACATTACTGTGTTAGAGACTCCTACTGCTGCTTTAACAGACATGGATAGAGCAATTACTTCTACAGTAGATGAAATGGCCAAAATGGGTATTCGTATGCTTTCTCCTGAGCAAGACTCTTCTGGGGTAGCACTAGAAATTAGAAACGCTTCACAAACAGCTATGCTAGGTACTCTTAACGCTAAAATCTCAGGTACTATGAGTGAAGTTATTGCCTTTATGCTTAACTGGAAGTATGATAAGGACTACACAGGAAACGACGTAGACTTTGAACTTAGTTCAGACTTCTCTCCTATGGTTGGTGGTGACGCTGCTATGCAACTTATCACTAACTGGTATCAGAGTGGAATTATCTCTCGTGACACCTTTGTTAGGATTGCTAAGTACAACGACTACTTACCTGCTAACTATAACGATGAAGAAGCTGTCATAGCAATTCAAACAGACCCTCTCATTAACAACTTTAATGACGACGGAGTTACTGTTGAAGAATAATAACTGGGTGCTACTAGTGTAGACCTGAGCTTTGGAAGCTTGGAGGAAAGGTGCGATTCCTTTTACCCTGACCAACTACAACTGCCGCGCGGTGGTGAAACAGTATCATTTGAGGTTCATTCCCTCAAGTTGTCGGTGCAATTCCGGCCTGCGCAACCAACCCTCTCTTACTACTCACTGGAGTACTAGATGATAACTACTGCAAACCAAAACATTTTCGATCGCATTATTCAGCACTCTGCTGACGTTAGACTCTACGAAGAGGGCGTTCAAGTTAACAACAGACGTATTATTCGTAGACACCGTTCTAGACTTAAAGACTTACTTAAAAAAGACATTAAACATGATGTTTCTAGAGAAGTCAGTAGGTTTACTACAGAGTTAGGTTCTAATATTTTTAGGTCTTTACGTGACCTTTCTACTTCTGAGTTAGACTTTTTTACAGATAACCTTTATAAAGAGGTAAAGACTTTTTATGATGCTAGGCGTCCTCGTATTAGAGAACTCTTAACAGAAATTGAAGGGCCAAGTATTAAAGGCTCAAGGTCTGTTCCTGCTAACATTAAAAACATTGGTACAGCAGAGCTTATTCGTATTCAGTCTAGAGTACGTTCAGGCTTAGCTTTAGGTCAGTCTAGTGATGTTATTGTAAGAAAAGTACTTGAGACTACAAAAATAACTCAGCACCAAGCAGAGTCTTTAACAAGAACTTCTATTACTAGCACTCAAACAGCAGCTATGAACCGGGTTATTGAGGAAAATAACGTAGTACTCTCTGGTTACATGTTTACTGCAATTTTAGATGCTAGAACAAGTCCTACCTGCCAGTATCACAACGGTAAGATTTATGCTGTTGATGACTACACTTGGAGACCTCCACTGCACTGGCGTTGCCGCTCTACTATGGTCCCAATACTAAAGAGCCAAACAGAGCTAGCGGCTACAAACTCTAGTAGGCTAAACCAAGCCATGCTAGCTAAAGCAAGTCTTGTTGCTTTTAACGGAGCGCCTCCTGCTAGAGAAAGCTTTTCTGAGTGGTTAAAAAGACAACCTATGAACATTCAAACTACGGTTTTGGGTTCAGAAGATAAAGCTAGCTTGTTTAGACAAAACTTACTTAAAGTAGAAGAGTTTGTAACTCCCTTAGGAAAAGTCTTTTCAATTGAGGCTTTGCGTAGGAAAGCAGCACAAATTACTTCCTTGTACCGACCTAGACAAACAGTAGGTGACGTTGTGGCGTTTAACATTAACGTTGCTAAGCCTTCTACCTTACTTAGCTCTAGTGAAGCAAAGAGTGAACTTCGTTCTTTATTTATTAACGATGCTGGCGACTTTAACAGTACGTTAGCTCTTACAGACTTTAAAGGAACTTCCTTAGTTGGTAAGCAAGCTACTCGAAGAAGAACTGCTAACGAGTTTGATGAACGTAACTTTATTACTGACTCTTTCACAGGAGAAGTTAAGAGTAACCTCAGGTACGACCCAGACTTTACTTTGTACCAAGAACGTATTGACTTTATGCGTAACTCAAAAGACTTAACCAAAGATCAAAAAGATTTTATTGAGTCCTTTGCTACAAGCTTAGATGACAGTGTTTCTGTTAACCAACAAACTGTGGCTATTGAAAACCTAAGAGTAGTGTTTCAGCGTTACAACAACGACAAACTC